GTCTGGTTTGTTTCAAGTGCATACTCAAAGCACTTATCCATAATCGGACAGGTGTGGCAAATGGCCTTGGCCGTGCGCGTTGCTAATTGTCGGTCCTCTGGATTAGGGTAATCCTCTGGAAAGAAAACATCAGGGTATTTCTCGCAGGGAACGCCACCGGCCACGTGTATCTCAGATAACAATTTGATAAACGCGCTAGTTAAAAGTCCTTGTGACCGCATACACTGAGCCTACTAACGAAAGGAATAAAATGGACATTTACGCACCGGCGGTTTTCAATGGCGCTAAGCTGCTTGGAAACTTCGCCGCAGGAAGCCCTGAGTGGCATTCTGAGAGGTCTAACGGCATCGGGGGTAGTGAAGTAGGCACAATCCTTGGATTGAACTCCTACGAGTCAGCCTACGCTTTATGGGCCAAGAAGCTTGGCAAGATTCCATCCGAGATAAAAGAGAACTGGGCCATCCGGTTCGGTAAAGCTTTCGAGGATCCGATTCTGCAACTATGGCAAGAAGAGCATCCTGAATGGAAGGTTTACACCACAGGCACTTACCAAGACCAATACTGCGAGTATCGTCACGCCAATCCAGATGCGCTGGCTCACAATGAGGCCACGGACGAATGGATGATTATTGAGGTCAAGACCTCGCGTAACACTTGGGACGAAGTGCCACCGGCCTACATCGCTCAGGTGCTTCATTACATGGGAGTTATGAAGGTGACCCGGGGTGTCATTGTGGCAGTGGCTGGAATGACTTGGAATGAATATGAAGTGCCGTTCAATCAGGTGATGATTGACCATCAGAACCGTGCGATTGAGCAGTTCTGGAATGCGGTGCAATCTGATACCAAACCGGCTTGGGATGGCTCGGAGTCTACCTATAATGCCGTCCGTCGCCAGTATGAGGACATCGACGGGACCGAGGTTGAACTTGGACAGCTGGGTTTTGAGCTAGTCATGCTGCAAAGCGAATCCGACCAAGCGTACTTCCGTCTTACGCAAAAAAAGTCAGAAGTCTTAGATAAGATGGGCAGCGCTAAGTGGGGCGTTTTGACAGACGATAAATCAACCAGAAGAATTGTCTCAAGGCAACTAAGGGCCGGAGTCCCGAGCCTAATCGTAAACAAGAAGGGAATGTAATGGAACTGACACTTGGCGATTACGCCATGATTAGCAAAGATGACAGCGTGATTGTCGCTGGCACCATCAATGGTTTGAAAGTAAACCGACACGGTATTGAGAGAGTTAGCTTTGAGGGAATCGACCACTGGTTCTGGATTTCCGATGGCTTTACGTTTGTAGACACTAGCGAAGAAGGGGAGCAAGATGGCTCGGTTCAACCTGAATGATTATGAAACAGTCGAGGAAAGGATAAAAAGGTTTTATGACACGGAACCAGACGGACGGATTGTTACAGAAAATCTCACACAACCTAGCGATAGGGCTGTTAGCACTTGGGTTGTTCGCGCAAGCGTATATCTATCTGCGGGCGATCAATCTTTGGCTTTACCTAAAGCTACAGGGCTGGCGTTTGAGGTGGACGGTGGCTCGGGTGCTAATCAAACTGCTGCCCTTGAGAACGCAGAGACTTCAGCTATCGGTCGCGCATTGGCGAATGCTGGCTACTCTGGCAACAAGCGAACTTCTCGCGAGGAAATGGCGAAAGCAGAACGCGGAGTAACTCCTGCACCGGCTAAGGATTGGCTCAAAGAGGCTGATAAGGTTATGAATATAGATGCTATGAGGTGGCTCTATGCTCAGGCTAAGGATGCCGGAGCTTCGACCGACGTGCTGGAAGGACTAGCGGATCGTGCAAGACTATTCAGTGCAGAAAGCCAAGATTCGGGAGCTGGAAGAAGCGTACCGAGCAGCACTGCAACTGGGTCAAAGCAATGAGGCCGGGTTCTGGAATGCGCAAGTTTTACATCATTTGTTGGTGCTAAGTGCTTCCATTAGAGATAGTAAAACAAATCTCCGACCTGACAGCGGAGAACAATAGAGGCGCTGATGCGCTCTACGAAGCCGAAGTCCGTCTGGCCCATGCCGAGAACGAGCTAGATCTCGTTGAACAGCGAGCTTTTATCAAAGCTGAGGGAACTGTAGCTGACAGAACCGCTCTAGCACGTCTGGAAGCCGCTGAGAGCCGTTTACAGAGGGATTTACGCAAGGCTGAAGCAAATCGTATCAGGGTGAAGATAAAAGCCCTAGAATCGGCGCTGATGGCTGCGGCGACCCAAGCCAAGTTAATAGCCTCGGAAATGAAGTTGTAATGGCAATTAGTAAACCGGTCAGAGATCGAATCATCAAGCGCGACAATCACCAGTGCTGGCATTGCCCGGAGGTTGAGGCCATAAGCCTTCAGCACCGGCGCAACCGCCAGATGGGAGGGTCCAAGCTACTTGACAGGACAGATAACCTAATCGTTCTCTGTAGTTCGATGAATGCACTTATTGAGTCCGACGCTAGGGCTGCGGCCGAGGCTCGGGATTTCGGTTGGAAATTGGCATCATGGGATAGCTTCTCTATGCCAGTATTCAATCGCAACGACCTCAAATGGTATGTTCTTGACGGAACAGGCAACAAAACAGAGGTAGACCCACCGGGCTACTTGATTTAGAGAGAGAACAACCTATGCCTCTAGTAAGAGGATTTCACTCATTTGACGACCACTTCACCCAGATACCGAACGAATGGCTACGTGATAGTCGCCTGACGTTCAAAGCAAGAGGGCTTTTAGCGATGCTGCTGAGTCATTCTGAGGGTTGGTCGCTGTCTATAGCTGCGATAGCAGAACAGAACCAAGAAGGCAAAGATGCGATTCGATCTGCGATAGCTGAATTGCAAGAATTTGGTTACCTAAGTCGCTCACAGGTCAATGATAACGGGCGTTTTGGGGAAGCTGTATGGGTTACTCAGGACCCAACTGCGACACCGTTGGCGGGTTTTCCGTCGTCGGGTTTTCCGTCGTCGGGAAATCCGACCCCTAAGAATAACAATATTAAAGAAGAACAATTAACTAATACAACTAAGAATATATCTGCGCATTTATTCACCGAGTTCTGGAAAGAATATCCTCGGAAGCTAGACAAGGGCAAAGCGAAGCGAGCCTTTGCTTCAGCACTTAGCCGTGCAAGCTTTGAAGATATCCTCGCCGGAGCTATCCGTTACAAGAATGACCCAAACCGACTTGACGAATACACCAAGTATCCGGCATCATGGTTGAACGCTGACTCATGGGAGAACGGCCCATTGCCAGATGACCCACGTGCAGCTAAGCAAAGAGAAGCAAAAGAACAAGCAAGACTAATGAAAGAATGGGGAAACCTTGAATCTGAATGAAACCAAGGCGATTCTCAAAGACATCGCACTACTGGACAATCGAAAGCTAGATGAAGCCGTAGCGATGGCTTGGCATGCTGTAATCGGTCACATGAATTTTGATGTGGCTAAGAAAGCGCTAATCCTTGCTAGGCAGGATGCCAGCATCGGCTACCTTGAACCAAAGCACATCATCGCTTGGGGCAAAGAGGCATCGCACCGGCTACAGCGCGACCAACCATCACAAGAGCCGGAAGTCGGCACACCAGAACCAATCTGCCGCATGCACAACCTTGGAATCAACCAGTGTAAGGCTTGCACCCGAGCCATAACCGCTAAGGCAACTGAGTGGAACATGTTTCAAACGCCATCCAAAGCAAACAATTACGAAGATCGTATGTGGGCTTACTCGAAGCGTCTACATGCTTGGGCAATAGAAAACATCTATGCTTAGTGCGTGGATGAATTTGTAACCTGCGCTCGATGCGGTCAAACCTTTGAGGTAAACCGTAAGCGACGGAAGTTGCGAATGCTTTGCGAAAGCTGTAGAGTCACAAAAGCAACAACAATTCAACAAGGCGAACTCAAGTGTCTACCGTGGCATGGCAATTATGACTATGACATGGTGACACCGGTAGACGAAGAGGGTTATCCGGTACTACCCGGAACTAGGGTTTGCGGCAAAATAGATTGTGTCCAACCGGGACACGTGAAAGGAAAAGAAAATGGCAATGGTCAAGATTGAGGGCGCAGAAGTCGCTCGCTTGATTGCAGGATACGGATTCAAGGCTAAGGCCGAGGTTCCAATGCGTAACGGCGAGAATCGCACTGAGTGGTATACCGTCTGGAGCGATGCAAACGTAACTGAGGGCGCTTTGGTAGACATCGTAGGCAGCCTCGGAGTCAAGATCGAAGAGTTTACCGGTCGCGACAATGTTCCAAAGACTATCGCGGCTATCCACGTGAACGACGCAAAGGTAACTACTGCAGCGAGCGCTCCGTTCTAATGGCTAAGTTTGTAGGGCTGTTTAGCGCAATAATTCTCGGGCTGTTGGCTTTACAAGCCGAACCTATAACAGCAACGATTGGGTTTATCTGGGCAGCCCTACATTTAGCAGCATTAGTAAAGTACTGGTATGAAAATAGAGATTGAGGTCCTTGGCGACCCAGCACCTCAAGGCTCTAAAAGAGTTTTCAACGGCCGAGTAGTAGAGGCCGCAGGTGAGAAGCTAAAGCGCTGGCGCAAGGCTATTGCCGTAGCATGCGTGGCTGCTAGAGAGAACAAGGATGTTTTCTTTACCGGTCCCGTTACAGTCCGAGTGACGTTCTACATGCCGCGTCCCAAGACAATTTCACTTGAGAAGCGATTGCTTCCGATTGTGCCACCAGACCTAGACAAGCTGGCCCGAGGATTGCTTGATGGCATCGGTCAGTCGGAGATGATTTGGGGAGACGACTCCCAAGTTGTCCACCTAGACGCCAAGAAGTTTTATGCCGATGGTCGCGAACCCGGTGCAAAGATTGAAATATTCGGTTGATAACAAAATTATAACGACTCAGAAAATGAGTTGCTAAATGTCTTTCGGTTCGGTTAGTCTGGCTACAGCTCGAACGAAAGGACAAAAATGAATATCAGTGAGCTAAAGTCCAAACTGGACTTTTATGTAGACGCTATTTACCAAAAAGGTTATGACTGCGGTTTTGAAACCGTAATCGAAGAACTAGATGCAATCTCAGATCGCCTCTGGAACGACGGACACAAGGACGCTGCGGAAGTCATCCGTGGTGTAGTAAAGCTAGTAAAGGGAACATTCGATGAAGAAACTCTATAACTGGGCTCAGCGCAGCATTGCCGAGCTATTGTTTGCAAACATTCTTGATGAAGATTACTGGATGGGCATTAGGCACGGCAGAATCACCGGACTAAAGCAAGACATCCTATTTCTTGAGAACCTAGCCAAAGGCGAAAACAAAACCAACGCAAAGGGCCTGCAGATCGCGATTGACAAGCTAAAGGAGATGGACAAGTGATGAAGATTACTCTCTGGGAGCTGCCTAATTGTGTGCAGTGCAATCAGACCAAGAAAGAGTTTGACAAGCGTGGCATCATTTACACGACCCGCAAGCTAACTCCAAGGGCTGTAGACAGATTCCTAGCACTCGGTTTTACTTCAGCCCCAATTGTCGAGACTGATGCTAAGCGCTGGTCCGGTTTTCGGTTGGACAAGATTAAGAGCTTAGACAATCACTTGAAGTTTGAGCGCAAGCGCGGTGTAAACGTTCCGCTAACGCCAATGGTGCAGGTAGCAGACGAGGTGAACGAATGAAGCTAATAGGTATTGGAGTTCACGGCTGCGACGACTCAACCTACGCCGTCATAGAAGCGACCGAAGACCAGATCGAGTTTCTAAAGCGCGTTGCAATGGAAATAAACGACAATTCGCACAAAACCTGCGAGCCAAGATTCTCAGTTAATCAGAAGTTCCCGAAATCTCTAAGCAACGAGGTGAACGAATGAAAGACATTCAAGAGCTAATTCACACTAACGCGCACAACGCCTTTGAAATCGGCGTAAAAACCGAGCGTGAACGTATTATCAAACTGCTTGAGGCTTGCATTGCCGAGTGTGGTGAGATGTGCGATTACTGTGTGGCACAAAGAGATGCAATAGATCTAATCAAGGAGCACAAATGAGCGTTGAGAACTGGCACAGAAGTAACTACCAGCAGGCAATGGAACTGTTGAAAGACAACAACCTTGTCTGGTCCTCGGACTTCGATTTGATTAGGTTGCTTTTGGCAGATGTGTTTGACGAGCATCTAATTGAAAGCAATTTTAGCTTTAGCACTCTAAACTATTTAGCAGAGAAACTACTTGAAGAAGAGAACGACCTAACTATCTAGGGGGAATCATGCTTGAAAATTTGCAACCACCAGCGCGACACTTTACTTGTAAAGTAAAAACTGTCGCCGAGCAGCTCGAAGCCAAAGACAAAGAGATATTACTTGCGGCAATAATGAATCCGGATTGGAAATACAAGACTTTGAGTAATGAGCTTGCAAAGCGCGGCATAGTCATAGTAGATACAACTATTAAGTCGCATCGCATAAAAGCGTGCAGCTGCTTTAGGAACTAATGCTAGAGAATCTGATACCGGCACCAAAGGTGACTGCACCAGCCAACTTTCGACCCGGCATTGAGTTCGATGGCACCGAGGGTATTGCAACTACGCCGGGTTACGCCGAGGCCCCTAACTTCGATCAGTTTCTACTAGAGGCAGGGTTTGACCCGAGCGAGATTGAGGTTGTCGGCACACCGCGCACTTCACGCTGGCAAAGGTATGACGGCGAATGGCTAACTAGCTATCGTTTTCAGTTCCGCAAGATTACCGCTGGAATTGACCTGCCACTGCTCTTGGCTGAGGCTAAGAAAAAGGTAAAGGTTGAACCGCTGAAGCAAACAAGCGACAAGTGCTTGGTTGTAATGTGGTCTGACTTGCAGGTTGGCAAGGTAGATTACCGTGGCAACTCACAGAGCCTAATTGAGCGCGTAGAGCTAATGAAAATTCGGTTGATGGACATGATCAAGCGAGAGAAGCCAAGTAAGGTAATCTTTGCGGACCTAGGCGATACGGTCGAGAACTTCAATAACGCGGCTGACACTGCCCAACTCCAAAGCAACGATTTATCCATTATGAGTCAGGTGGATCTTGCCACTACTTTTGCATGGGAGACACTTCGACTAATCGCCTCTAAGGTGCCGGATGTTGTCTATGCTTCGGTTGGCTCAAACCACTGCCAGTGGCGCGTAAATAAGCAGGTAGTCGGTAAGCCTTCGGACGACTGGGGTATCTTCATTGGCCGACAGCTCGCAAGACTAAGTAAGGAATTATCCTTACCTATTCGGTTTATTGAGCCTCAAGAGCATGACGAATCCCTAGCCATAGATGTATTTGATGATGGGTTCCACATTCTCGGTATCGCGCACGGACATCAAGCCAAGCGTCCGGACATGATGGCTACATGGTGGAGGGGGCAGGCATTCGGTCGCCAGCCGGTGTCTGACGCCTCACTGCTGATTCACGGTCACTGGCACCACCTACGGGTAACCGAACTAGGCTCAACGCCACGCGGCACATCTCGGTTTATAGTCATGGCTCCCACCATGGACAACGGCTCGGGCTGGTGGCGTAAGGTCACTGGTGAGGATTCGGTCCCGGGCTTGGCGACTTTGATACTAGAAAAAGGCGTGGACTACACGGGAACGGTTTACAAGCTCTAATGTTGATTTTTGATTTTTTTAGTGGGACTGGTAGTTCTACGCAGGCATTCAAGGATGCCGGGCATACCGTAATTAGCTTTGAGCTAGACCCATACTTTGAGGCTACTGAAACAGTAGACATCATGGACCTTACGGCTAATTACCTGCTTGGTAAGTATGGCAGGCCAGATTTCGTATGGGCATCTCCACCTTGCACTGCTTTTAGCGTCGCAAGCATTGGCTATCATTGGGACAATTCGAATGGTAAACCAGAGCCAAAAACTGAAGCTGCAAAATACAACCAAACGATTGTGACTCATACGAGGAGCATCATTGAACAACTAAACCCGACCTTCGGCTTCCTAATAGAAAACCCAAGAGGCATGCTTCGCAAGTTATCGCCGGTGCAGGGCCTCGAAAGGGTTACCATAACTTATTGTCAGTATGGTGATACTAGACAAAAGCCAACCGACCTCTGGGGATGGGTTCCAAACTGGCATCCACGGAAGATATGTTCGCCCGGCGCTACCTGCCATGAAGCAGCGCCTAGAGGATCCCGCACTGGAACGCAAGGACTAGGCAATGCTAAAGAACGCAGTCGCATAGCCCCGGAGTTATCTAAAGACTTGTTGAAAGCTATTTTGGAGAGTAATGCCTAGTTACGATTATCGCTGCGAGTGCGGCTATGAATACGAAATGCTGCACAGCGTCCACGAAGATCCTGAAGTCGAATGCGGAAAATGCGGGGGGACTATGAGACGCAAGCCCAACGCGGCCTCAACGCAATTTAGCGGCTCGGGTTTCTACTCAACAGATAAAAATAAATAAATAACTTTACAACTTGACATTCGGCCAAAACTTATGTCAGAATAAATACGGCAACAACAAGTAGAGATTTTTGTTCATTTTCTCTCTAAGGTTCATGTGGGTTCCTGTTGCTCCTAAGATGAGAGGCCCGGAGGTTATCCCCTTTCCCTCCGGGCTTTCTCTATGAACAGGATTCGGTTCAAATGGCCTTTAAGAAGCCCTGCCTAGATTGCGGCATTTTGAGCTACGGCTCCCGATGTGAGGCCCACACCAAGCGCGTAGAGCAGCTACGGGATATCAAGCGAGCCGGCAAGAAGCGAGCCCTCTACAATTCCGACTACCGCAAGCAGGCAGCGATTGTCAGAGCAACTGCTATCGCTTGTCATCTATGCGGCGACGGAGCCAGACTAAATGACCCTTGGCAGGCAGACCACATCATTGCCGGCGATCCGGCCTCGCCTTTGGCAGCAGCTCATAGATCTTGCAACGCCAAGCGCGGAGATAAGCCACTTTCCTAAAGCCAACATTCGGTTCGGTCGGCCTTTTTAGCAAAAGCCAATATTCGGTCAGAAACCGCTTAAGGGACCTGCAAATTCTAAGCAGTCCCCTATCTAGGGGACACCTTTGTAACGATTTGATAACACTGCTTGACACGCTTGACACGATCACGGCCGGCATGCAACTATGAATCAGCCGGACCCGAACAGCCGGCAGAAAAAGGGAAAAATGGAAATCAAGATTGAACGTAGTGATCGCTACGTGTCTATTGAAACTGACAACAGCACCTACCTATTTCACCGCGACACCTATAACGCGCTATTTCACGCCATTTTGCAGACGCCGGCGGACGACGTAGTTTGGGTTAGTTTCGTAACCGCCGACATGGTTGCGGATCCGGAAGATAGCGGCAACCTAATCGACGAACTAGACGACTACGTGGCCCAAACGGTCATGGAATACGGAAGGGACGAAAACTAATGGCACTAACGCTAGTAGAGAACTTTGCAGCTAGTAAGTTTGCGGTGTTTGAACATTCAAGCGGTAAAGGCGTAATTGCGCTAACCGGGTATAAGGGATCTAAAAACAACGCGGCTATTTTCGACACTGTTGGGGAGGCTTTGAACATTGCGCTCGCGGTTGCATGGGGTAAGTCATTGAATCTAACTCACAGACTAAAACTATCCGTAATACAAGAAGCGGTGAACTCATGCCTTACCTAAGCTACGAATGTTGGAAATGCAACGAATGGCACCGAACTACTATCCGCGGCGCTTATAGCGCTTGGATCAACAGAATCGCAAGAATCAAACTACAACTAAGAAAAAGGGAAAAATGAGCAGCGTAATTGAAAACGAAGAACAGGCGCTAGACATGATTTTGAGTTTGGTCCGGGCAACCGAACCGGACTTTGAACTAGCACTAGGCGCTACAACTACTATCTGGCGCTTACAAGAAAAAGGCTACAGAGATCTAGCATTCGACGTATTGGCGACCTACAACCCGGCGGTGAACTAATGGGACGTGTCTGTAATAGGTGCCTTACCCCGGTGAACTATGAAAATGTCTCTCGCGGCTACTACGCGGTATGCAACGAACATCAAGAAGATCTTTACGAATTTGAAACCATGGAGATGAACTAATGAGCAACTATTTCACAATACAGATAACGGAAGTAAGGCAGACAACAGTAGTAATTTTTGCCGAAACGGAAGATGAAGCATTAGAGATCGCGAACGAAGATTACAACGCATACCAACATGAATGGGACTCAGTAGACGTCTCATTCAACCCGATTGGAGGGAACGAATAATGCAACCGCATGAGATTATCGAACTAAGCGACACACAACGCTACGCATGTTACGTAGACACAGATTGTTTTGATTATCTAAACGATTGGGACCACGACGCATGGGGACTCTTTACCCTAGCCATTGATCGCCAATACCGGCCGCTAAGCCTTGACACTTTTGGCATAAACGACAGGCTACAAAAGATTGTCGATTGGTATTCGTTTGATTGGAACGACAACACACTAGACAAGCAGCTAGAAAAAGCAATTACCCGCGCCGGCTATAGCAGCAGACAATTTAGCCTTAGAGGGTATAGCCAGAGTGATTGGGCCTACGTAGTGCTTTACTGGCATGAAGATTACATTAGCGACATCACCGGTGTAATTGAAGAACTAGAAGCTTGGTTCAGGGGAGATGTATTCACAATTACCTTAGAAGAGTTAGTTGTATATAAGAGTGAATCTGGCGCGGAAAAACACTATTGGGAATGTGTTGAATCTATTGGGCGAGTTCTCTTCACCGATAGCTACCAATTCACAAAAGAAACATGTGCCGAATTGCTCTACGCGGCTGATCTAGTAGCGGTATAGGTGAACAGAATGAGAAAAATCTATCGCGACAAGGGACTATTACTTATCCCGCTACCCGGCAACCGCGGACTAAACATTGGTCGCAAGTTTACCGGGTATTGCAGCATTAGAGAATGGCCATGGGCCGTCTATGACTTTGCGGATCACGTCTCTCCATGGTCCAATAAGGCAGATTGGGCCGATAGTGTCTTGGCCGACGGTTACCCTATTCTTTGCACGGGTTGTAAAGGCATGTTAGACGTGGACAGAGTAGAGAGTCATTACATAAACCCTTATTGCGACGATTGCAACATGGACTTAGCCATTGCGCAAGATCATAAACGCGGTTGCGCGGACATAGATTGTGTGGGCTGCTAATGGCTAAACGACTACCGTATGCCGCATGGGTGCAACAGAAACTACGCGGCCAGACTAAGGCCCAACAACAGGCCATTAGAAGCACCTATTACAACGACTACGGCCGGGTAAGTAACTACGACGCTTATGTGCGCGACTGTAAGGCCGACAACTTTACGCCGGACACCCCGCCAGAGGGTTATTGGGAATGGGCCGAACGTGGCTACGAAAAACCGCTAACCGTAATAACCATGGGGCTAGGTGCCTTGCTTTACTTAATCATTGGTGTAATCGCCGGATCAACCGGCAGAAAAGGATAATAAAAAATGCTAACTATTTCAGAACTAATCGACGCAACTAATTACGACTGGCAAACCGTAGGCCAGAACGAATACGCATGGTTTGAAGAAGATTACGACATGGGAGTAAGAGTTATTGCCCGTAAAGGCAAAAGCAACGCGAACTTAGTAATTGTCAAGAATGCGCAAGAAGATTGGGAGATTGAACTACGCAACGATTGGGAAAAATGGATCATGGTTGCGCTTGAATACTGTCAGTTTGGACCGCATGAAGATTGGCAGCGCGGAACGCCGGAACACTTTTGGGCCATGGCCAAGGCAATTATGATGTTTGGCAAGCATGAAGCCTTTGGCGGGACCAAAGACGGGATCTATGCGCATGTCGGTTCCCGCATGGTGTTCATGGAATACGTGAATGGCCGCTACGACCTATTCGACGCCGGTTGTCACGCCTACGCCGGGACGCCAGCCGGTGTTCTAAAGGCTTATGAAAAACTATGCG